CTGTAGGTGCTACTCTTGGAATCACAACTTCATTTACAGTTGGATTTACAAGTGCCTATGATGGTAAGTTTAAAATTTCTCTTGGATCAGCAGATACCAGAAGTTTGAGTGAAGGTAGATATGTCTATAATGTACTGGTAAGTTCTGGCAGTACGGTTTATAGTATTGTAAATGGAAATGTTTTAGTTGTCGCAGGAATAACTACAGCGCCATCATAAATACTATTAAGGAATCAGTGTATAAATGGCTCAACCAGCAAGTAGGTCTGACCTCGTAAATTATTGCAAGAGACAACTGGGAGCACCAGTATTAGAAATCAATGTTGCCGAAGAGCAAATTGATGATCTAATTGATGACGCTCTTCAATATTTTCACGAGAGACATTTTGATGGTGTAACTCAGGTATTTTTAAAATACAAATTAACTCAAGCAGATATTGATAGAGGAAGAGCAAGAGGAGATAATAAAACTGTAGGTATCGTAACTACAACTGCAAGTTCTACGATTGATGGATCGTCTGTAACATTTTCATTTGAAGAGAACAGTAATTATTTACAGATTCCACCAGAAGTAATAGGGATCAACAAAATCTTCAGGTATGACGGATCACAAACAGTAAGCAATAATATGTTTAGTGTGAAATATCAGATGTTCCTTAATGATATCTACTATTGGGGATCAACAGAACTTCTAACTTATGCTATGACTAAGACGTATTTGGAAGATATGGACTTTCTTCTCAATACACAAAAACAAATTAGATTTAATCAGAGACAAGATAGACTGTACTTAGATATTGATTGGGCAGATGTAGCTGAGGATGATTATATTATTATTGACTGCTACAGACTTCTAAATCCAAATGATTTTACAAGAGTTTGGAATGATTCTTTCCTTAAGAGATATGTAACGCAACTGATCAAAAGGCAGTGGGGACAAAATTTAATGAAGTTCCAAGGAGTCAAACTTCCTGGGGGTATTGAATTGAATGGAAGGCAAATTTATGATGATGCTCAAAAAGAACTTGATGTCATCAGAGAAACCATGTCTAATACTTATGAACTTCCTCCACTGGATATGATCGGTTAATCCTATGCTCAATCCATATTTTCAACAAGGATCAAGGTCTGAACAAAACTTAATCCAAGATCTTATCAACGAACAGTTGAGGATGTATGGTGTTGATGTACATTATCTTCCCAGAAAGTATTTGACTGAGAAGACCATCATAAAAGAAGTTATTCAATCTAAGTTTGATGATGCTTATCCTATTGAAGCATACATCGATAATTTTGAAGGGTATGGAGATAATACAACAATTTTATCTAAGTTTGGAATTCAAGCAACAAATGAAATAACTCTAATTATCTCAAAAGAAAGGTTCGAAAATTATATCTCTCCACTAATCAAGAACGAACAGAATATCAAACTTTCGACCAGACCAAAAGAAGGAGATCTAATTTATTTTCCTCTTGGAGATCGACTATTTGAAATTAAGTTTGTAGAGCATGAAAAACCATTTTATCAACTCCAAAAAAATTATGTTTATGAACTCAGATGCGAACTGTTCAGATATGAAAATGAGGTTATTGACACTGGGATTGATGAAATTGATGATCTTTTGACAGGAGGAGAATCTGATGGACTTACTGATGATGGAATCTCAACTATCATTGGAGCATCTCAAACACTCACTCTTGTTGGTGCCGGAGTAACTGCAACGGCTGTTGCTGGAATTATCACTGAGGGTGGTATTAGACTCATAACCATGACGAATAGAGGTGGTGGATATACCTCCGTTCCAAGAGTTGCAATTTCATCTGCGCCATCAGGAGGAATTACTGGTATTGCTTCTGCTGTTTTGATTGGTGGAATTAATGTATGTAATCAAAGTGCAAATCCAGGAGCAAGATCTATACAAAATGTTGATATTGTAAATCCTGGCGCAGGATATACTGTTGCACCAGGAGTAAGATTTATTGGTGGTGGAGGATCAGGAGCAGCTGCAACGACCAGAATTGGTGATGGTGTTGTAGGAATCGTAACAATTACTGCTGGTGGATCTGGATATACGACTGCACCAACAATCACGTTTACTGATGAAGTATTCTTGAGTGGAGTAACTACTGTATCTGCTGCAGCAACTGCCATCGTTAGTGCTGCAGGAACTATTACCTCAATTCAACTCATCAATGCTGGTTTAGGATACAGTATTGCCCCCACTATTACTATTTCCAGTCCTTCTCTTACTTCAACTGGAGACTTCATATTTAATGAAGTTGTTACTGGATCAAGTAGCGGAACAACAGGTAGAGTCAGAGTTTGGAACTCTACTACCAATATTCTTGAGGTTTCTAATGTTAATGGGGCATTTACAGTTGGTGAAGATATAGTTGGTTCCACATCAGGTGCTTCACATGAACTTAGAATAATTAATCTTGATCCTGTTGACGATGGATTCTCAGATAACATTAACATAGAAACAGAAGCAGATTCTATTATCGACTTCTCAGAGCAGAACCCATTCGGTATTCCCTAAATAGTACTTATTATAGCAAATAATATTATAGGGACTCAAAGATGTTTGAATATTTTTATAACGAAATATTGAGGAGGACCATTATATCTTTTGGTACTCTTTTTAATTCTATTACTATAAAACAAACTAATTCATCTGACAACGTTGTTAACGTCATCAGAGTCCCTTTAGCTTATGGTCCAACTCAAAAGTTTTTGGCAAGACTTGAGCAATCACCAAATTTAAATAAGTCAACTGCATTGACATTGCCAAGAATGTCATTTGAAATGACTGGATTGACTTATGATCCAAGTAGAAAAGTTAGTACAACTCAGCAATATACTGTAAAGGATTCTACAGATGGAACCGAATCCAAAAAGGTATACATGCCAGTTCCATATAATATGCAATTTGAATTGAGCATCATGACTAAGTTAAATGATGATGCTTTACAAATTGTTGAACAAATTTTGCCATATTTTCAACCGGCATACAATTTGACTGTTGAATTAGTAGAAGAAATACGAGAAAAACGTGATATTCCTATTGTATTGGAAAACATTACAATGCAAGATGATTATGAAGGAGATTTCACAACAAGAAGAGTTCTTCTTTATACTTTGAGATTTACTGCAAAAACTTATCTCTTCGGTCCTGCTACTTCTGCAACCAAAGATATTATCAAAAGAGCAACTGTCAGTTATCTTACTGGTACGGATACTACAAATACTACAAGAGAACTTAGTTACTCTGCAACGCCAAGAGCAATCAAAAATTATACAGGAGATGTTGTTACAACTCTCACTGCTGACATTACAAAAACCACAAAATCATTTGAGGTTGAAGATGCAAGTGGACTTACTGCCAAAACTTACATTGATGTTGAAGAAGAAGAAATGTATATCACTTCTATAACTGGCAATAAGATTACGGTTAATAGGGGTCAAGATGGAACTACTATTGTAGAGCACCTGAGAGGTGCTCCTGTTCATATTATCAATGCATCAGATAATGCATTGATTGAAGAAGGCGACGATTTTGGATTTAGTGGTACGATTTCTTAAAAATGGCAAGCAAATTTGACAGTTTAAATGACGAGTTCAATGTCGTAGGAGACATTGTGCAACCTGAAGTTATCGATAAAAAAATTGAAAAAATAAAAGATATCTCAGATGATATCAAAAAAGATTATGATTATACAAGAGGAAATCTTTACAGCATAATCGAAAAGGGACAGGAAGCAATCAACGGTATTCTTGAGCTTGCACAAGAAAGTGAAATGCCCAGAGCATATGAGGTTGCTGGTCAACTAATTAAGAATGTGGCTGATGCAACCGATAAACTGATGGATCTTCAGAAAAAACTGAAGGATGTTGAAGAAGAAAAACAAACTCGTGGACCATCAAACGTTACTAATGCATTGTTCGTTGGATCGACTGCAGAATTAGCAAAACTCTTGAAGGACAAGGATAAGAAATGAGCGGAGACTTAGGGGAATTTTTTTCACTCATAGGTAAAGCAAAAAAAGAGAAGGAAGACGAATTCCGATCTCTGGTGGGAGAACTTGACATCGATTCGATGTTTTCTCAAGTCAAAGTATCAATAGAAGAAGATAATAAAAAGAAAAAGAAAGAAGAAAAACAAATAAAGGCACTTGAGTCCTGGTTATTTGCGGAACCAAAGAAAAAAGAAGAAGTAGAAACAATAGAAGTAACAGAATCTCCTATTGTGGATGAAGATGAGACAAATTATGAAGAGTGGATAGAGGAAGAAGTAAGGGAAAGAGAAGAAGAGGCAAAAGAAGAAGTAAAAGAAGAGATAGAAGATACTGTTGATCATGCCCTAAAGATTCTTGAGACAATTAAATCAAAAGAAGAAGTTAGAGAAAACCTTGGCGATCCAGAGATACTTAAGATTCGTAGGGAACTTGAGTACTTAAAAAATCTTGTCAATGCACAAGGTGGCGGTGGAGAAGTAAATTTAAGATATCTCGATGATATTGTTGGCATAGCAACAAATTTGAGTGCATATGATGGAATGTATCTTGGGATTGATATCTCAAATACTTCTCAACCTTTTAAATTTTCCGCTGTAAGTGGTGGTGGTTCGGGTGACTATGCTTCTGTTGCAGGAATTGCAACTTATGCAACTCTTGCTGGAGTTTCTACGTATGCTGAAACTGCTGGAGTATCGACATATTCTGTTTCTGCAGGAATTGCTACTTACTCTCCAACATCTGGAGTATCAACATATTCTACTTCTGCAGGAATTGCTACGTATTCAACCACTGCTGGAATTGCAACTAATGCACAAGGACTAACAGGTACTCCCGACATAACGGTTCAAAATATAGTTGGAGTTGCGGCAACATTTACAGGTATACTTACATACGAAGATGTAACAAATGTCGATTCTATTGGAATTGTAACTGCAAGAAGTGGTGTTTATTTTGGTAGTCCAACAGTATCAACTATTGAAACAAATTCTGCCACAACGACTACTACAGACCAAACAAGCATAGATAGTTTTTCCGCATCAACATATAGATCTGCAAAGTATCAAATTCAAATAACAAGAGGTAGCGAATATCAAGTTACCGAAATCAGTATCGTTCATGACGGAACTGATTCATATGGAACAGAATATGCAACACTAAAAACTGGATCTACATTGGCAACTTTTAGCACAGATGTTTCTGGTGGAAATGTAAGATTATTGGCAACCCCATCTTCAACAACATCAACGGTTTTCAAGTTCACTAAAACAACAATAGTAGTATGAAAACTTTTAAACAATTTCAAGAGTCTTGGTCTAATAAATATAAAAAGAGTATTGACTGCTCAAATCCTAAGGGATTCTCTCAGAAAGCACATTGTGCTGGACGTAAAAAAAGAGCAGCAGGTGGTCAAACTAAATCTAAACCAGTTGAATGAAAAACGGACGTTGCCCTGCAGGACAATATTACTGCTATACCAATAAGGAATGTAGACCCATTCCTAAAGGTTTTATGGTGGACCCTGAAGGTATGCTTCGTAAAGAAAATGGAGCGACAGTAGATGAAGCCAACAAAAGTGGTGATTCTTCTTTGCGTGACTGGTTTAGCAAGAGTAAGTCTTCTGATGGCAAGCCTGGTTGGGTTCAACTGGGTGGCAAATATGCAGGAAAACCCTGCGCAAAACAACCAGGACAGACCACAAAACCAAAGTGCGGTTCAAGTAAAATGAAGCGTGCTCTTTCTAAAGATGAAGAAGAGAGAGCATTCCGTCGTAAGAATCGTCAAGATCCAAATCCAGAAAGAAGAGGGAAGGCAATCAACGTGGCTACTGAAGAAACTAAAAAAGATCATGAATATTCCATGGCACGTTCTGAACTCAAAACTGTGAAAAATGCTGCTAAGAGATTAGAGAAGAAAATGGGCAAGAAAGGGGAAGGGAACCTTGAAGCTTGGGTTCAATCTAAGATCACAAAAGCAGCTGATTACATTGATACTGCAGCAGATTATGTAACCAATGAAGAGTTCACAACTCTTCCACTTAATATTGAAATTCCAAACAATATTAGGGATTTCAATCTTGGGTTGATGTTCCGTGAAAGTCTGGATCAAAATAGTGGTATGCTCTTCATCTTTGATGAAGTTGCACAACAGTCATTCCATATGACCGAAACAAGAATTCCTCTGGATATTGCTTTTGTTACAGAGGAAGGTATCATTGAAAGTATTAAACAATTAGAACCATTTGATGAAACTCCAGTTGCTTCCGATGGAGAGGTGCTGTGCGCCCTGGAAGTAAACAGAGGTTGGTTTGCAGAAAACAATGTTGAAGTAGGCGACGAGATTGACATCGAAGAAGCAGCGGGAGAGAAAGACGCTTGCTACCATAAAGTCAAATCACGTTATAAAGTTTGGCCAAGTGCATATGCATCGGGAGCACTGGTCAAATGTCGTAAAAAAGGTGCGGACAACTGGGGAAATAGCACCAAAAAAGAAGAAGTAGAACTTGATGAAAAGTGTTGGAAAGGATATGAGAAGAAGGGCATGAAAACTATGTTTGGAAAGAGATATCCAAACTGTGTCAAAAAAGAAGAGGCAGAATGCGTTCATACCAGGAGGGGTAAGGAATGCCCTGTTCATGGAATGGATGCTTGTCCTGTCGAAGTAAGCGAAGCAGTAAGAATGCCAGCAAAAACTGGCAATCTTGTTAACGTAATCTTCAGATTTAGAAGTTCTTCTATTATGTTGAAGATGTTCTTCCCACAAACATCACTACCAACAAGATCTGATGTTCAAGATCAGATCAACAAGGTTTATCCCGGTGCGAAACTATTAACGTTCGCAGTCTCCGATTATGAACCAGGGCAACCAGTTCTCCATGCCGAAGGAGCCGCATGGACAAAAAAGTCAGGAAAGAATCCAGAGGGAGGTCTTAACGAAAAAGGACGAAAGTCTTATGAAAGAGAAAATCCTGGAAGCAACCTTAAGGCACCAAGCAAGGCGGTTGGAAATCCCCGCAGGAAATCCTTCTGCGCTCGCATGAAGGGCATGAAGAAGAAACTGACTTCCTCCAAAACTGCTAACGATCCAGATAGCAGAATCAACAAATCACTCAGAGCTTGGAATTGCTGATATGAAAAGTTTTCAACAGTTTATGTCAGAAAGTGTCACTATTCATGGTGACTTTAATGGAACTCTTAACGTAGGTGGAGATCCAGTCCAACAAAAAGTTGATGAGCAAAATCAATATGTTGCTGATGTTGTTTGGATGGGAAGCATCTACAGAATGAAACTTGAGTTCAAAGAGTCTATGAGACTTCCAACAACTCAAGAGTTAGCAGAGCAACTTCAAGGAGAATATCCTGGAGTAATTGTTCAAAGAATTTATCCAGTCGAACCAAAACCAGAAGTTAAAGTTTCGGACGTTAAGAGATATCATCCAGGCAAATTAGAGTGGGTATGATTTTATGGCACAGTGGAATAAGAATACACAAGATTATTTAAACCAGGAAAGAACACTTCATGAAGTTTTTATGTGTGCCGATAGATACGGCAACATTGGAAACTGTGGGGTTTCTACTGGAGTAGGTGGTGGAGGATATGATGCGTTTGGTAGAATGCGTGTATCAGAACCACATACACTCGCAGACTATTCTCACATTTATGGCGAAGAAGTTGAATTATTAACCAAAAAAATTGGCACTGGGTCAACCACTGTTGTAAATGCAAACACAGCATCTATTGGACTTATAGTTGGTGTTGGTTCAACCTCACAGGTTATACACCAGTCAAGAATGTATCATCATTATATGCCAGGCAAATCTCAGTTTGCTATGGCAAGTTTTAACTTTATTGATTATAGAGAAAACACAACAAAAAAAGTTGGATATTTTGATGATAGAAATGGAGTATTTTTGCAGCAAGCAGGAGACGGAACGGTTTCTGTTGTAAGAAGATCATATAATACGGGAATTGCCAGTGATACAGTTGTCAATCAATCTGATTGGAGTTTAGATCCTTTAGATGGAACTGGACAATCTGGCATAACTGCTGATTGGACAAAGACTCAACTGTTTATCACAGACTTCCAGTGGTTGGGAGTTGGAAGACTTAGATGTGGAATAGTTTTAGATGGGACCAATTTGTACTTCCACGAGTTTAACCATGCAAATAATTTAGAACACGCATATTGGAGTTTACCTTCACTTCCAATTCGTTGTGAAGTTGCCAACACTGATACTGCTGTTGGCATTACATCAATGGAACAGATTTGTGCCACTGTAATGAGTGAAGGTGGATATGTTGAGAGTGGTGTAGAGTTTGGTGCTTTCAATGGCCCAATATCATTCTCTGCTTCTGGTGGTGCAACTGACAGACAATGTGTTATGGCTATTCGTTGTAAGAATACATTCAAAGGAATTCCAAATAGAACAACAGTAAGAATAACGGATATTGAGTGTTTGAGTGATGCCACAAATTGTAGAATTGAAATTTGGAGAGTTCCAAGCAATACTAATATTACTGGTGGAAGTTGGGTAAGTGCCGATGATGATTCAGCAGTTGAGTATAATGTCACGGTAGGGACTAACTTCACAACAACTGGTGGAGATTTGAGACAGGCATCTTTGATTGCCGCAAACAATCCATCAGGACAACAAGCATCTGCTACTGTTGCTTTTAATCCAACTGCTGCAAGAAGATCATACATCGCACAGAATATAGATAGTGATGATAGTAATATTTTTGCTGTTATTGTGACTAACTTGGACACTAACACAACAACAGATGTCTTCAATACTATTCAGTGGCGAGAAACGAGATAGGTAACTTATGTCAGATAATGTATATCTTGGTAATCCGAATCTAAAAAAAGCAAATACTCCTATTGAATTTACTCAAGAACAGATTCTTGAGTTTATGAAGTGCAAAGAAGATCCTGTTTATTTTGCTAACAATTATATTAAGATCGTTTCTCTGGATGAGGGTCTGACTCAATTTCATCCATATCATTTCCAAGAAAGATTAATCAATAATTTCCATAATAACAGATTCAATATCTGTAAGATGCCACGTCAGACAGGAAAGTCCACGACTGTGGTATCTTATCTATTGCACTATGCTGTTTTTAATGACAGTGTAAACATTGGTATTCTTGCAAACAAAGCAGCCACTGCAAGAGAACTTCTTGGAAGACTTCAAACTGCATACGAAAACCTACCAAAGTGGATGCAACAGGGTATCATTGCTTGGAACAAAGGTTCATTGGAGTTAGAAAATGGGTCCAAAATTCTTGCTGCTTCAACTTCTGCAAGTGCTGTCCGAGGCATGTCATTCAATATTCTCTTTTTGGATGAATTTGCATTTGTTCCAAATCATGTTGCTGATTCGTTTTTTGCCTCTGTTTATCCTACTATTACTTCTGGTAAAAATACGAAGGTTATTATCGTCTCGACACCACACGGAATGAATCACTTCTACCGCATGTGGCACGATGCGGAGAAGAAAAAGAACGAATATATTCCCACAGATGTTCATTGGAGTGAAGTTCCAGGAAGAGATGAAAAGTGGAAAGAGACAACCATTGCAAACACATCTGAAGCTCAGTTCAAAGTTGAATTTGAGTGCGAATTTCTTGGATCTATCGATACTCTGATTGCTCCAAGTAAACTAAGAACTTTAATATACGATAATCCTATACAAAGAAGTGCTGGACTTGATGTATATGAGTCTCCGATAGAAAATCATGATTATGTTTGTACTGTTGACGTTGCAAGGGGTGTTGGAGAAGACTATTCTGCATTTGTGGTTGTTGATATAACTCAGTTTCCACACAGAGTTGTGGCGAAGTATAGAAACAATGAAATAAAACCGATGCTGTTTCCAAACATCATTTATGATGTTTCAAAAAATTATAACAATGCATTCATTTTATGTGAAGTTAATGATATTGGAGATCAGGTAGCCAGCATTCTCCAATATGATCTTGAATACCAAAACTTGCTCATGTGTTCTATGAGAGGTAGAGCAGGTCAGATTGTAGGACAGGGATTCTCTGGCAAGAAAACTCAACTTGGTGTCAAGATGAGTAAGACTGTCAAAAAAGTCGGATCTCTCAACCTCAAAACAATGATTGAGGAAGATAAACTCATATTTAATGACTATGAGATTATTTCTGAACTGACTACTTTTATTTCAAAGCATAATTCTTTTGAAGCAGAAGAAGGTTGCAACGATGACTTGGCAATGTGTTTGGTTATCTATGCCTGGTTGGTCGCACAGGACTATTTTAAAGAACTGACTGATCAGGACGTAAGAAAAAGATTGTATGAGGAACAAAAAAATCAGATTGAACAAGATATGGCTCCTTTTGGATTCTTAAGTGATGGTCTTGATGATTCATCATTTGTTGATAGTGATGGGGACAGATGGTTTACTGATGAGTATGGTGACAGATCTTATATGTGGGAGTATATGTAATGGATTTGGATGGTCAAATAAAACTTGGTCATCTTCTTCTGCAAGACAGGAAGTGTAGAGTGTGTGGAGAAATAAAAAATTTAGTAGAAGATTTCTATAGAACAAGAAAAGACAGAGGCGCTGTCGCATCGTCTTATTCATATGAGTGTAAAGATTGTACTATCAAAAGAATTGTGGTTAGTAGAATTACATCTGGAATCTTTGACAAATGGGAATATCCAGATTGGTAGTTCACGTCACATTTCCCCCATGAAAACATAGGTTTTAATAAATATTTTCAGATAAACTGAGATCACGGAGAAAAACATGGCGACTCCTCAATTATCTCCTGGAGTACTGGTAAGGGAGGTTGACTTAACAGTAGGAAGAGCTGAGAATGTACTGGACAACATTGGTGCAATTGCGGGACCTTTCCCAATTGGACCTGTCAATGATCCTATTGACGTAGCTACTGAGCAAGACCTTATCGGAGTTTTCGGTAAGCCACTTTCAACGGATTCGCAATATGAGTATTGGATGAGTGCTTCATCCTTCCTCTCATATGGTGGAGTTCTGAAGGTAGTTAGAACTGATGGAGACAACCTTAAGAACGCAAATGCTGGCGTAGGTATCGCAAGCACCACAACTCTTAAGATCAAGAACTACGACGACTACATTAACAACTATACTGAAGCTACAAACTACAACTATGCCGCAAAGAACCCTGGTTCTTGGGCAAACGGTCTGAAGGTCTGCACAATCGACGATCTTGCTGACCAGACAATCGGAATCGGAACCACTGCACCTTCACAATCTGGTCTTGAAATCGGTTTCGGTGTTACTACTGGAATCAACGCTACCATTGCTGGTCTTGGAACCACAACCGCATTTGTTGGATATCTGAAAGGAATCATCACTGGTATCACGACCGATGCTAATGGTGGAGCAAGTTCCTTCGATGTCAAGATTGTTTCTCGTGTAGAAACAGTCGGCGGCGGAGCTACAGAAACAAGAGTTACTTACTCTGAAGCAAACAGAGGTGCATCTTTTGCAGCAAGCGACGAATTATACTTCGTCAACTCCTCTGGAGTCAATAGTGAAGGTATCAACGTAGGAAATACCCTCAGCGCAACAAGTGTTGTTGATTGGTATGATCAGCAGACTCTTGGACTGAGAAACAGCACAGTCTACTGGAAGTCTCTTGCACCAAAACCAGTTTCTAATGTCTATTCGACAAACAGAAATGGTGCTGGTGACGCAATCCACGTTGTTGTTGTTGATGACGAAGGAACCATTAGTGGAATTCAAGGTAACATTCTTGAGAGACACCTGGGTCTTTCTAAGGCAGTTGACGCAGTTTCAAATGTAAATGCTCCTCAGAAGGTCTGGTACGAACAGTATCTTGCAGATTTCTCAGCAAATATCTATGCTGGCGGAAATCCATCAAGCGCAGCAGATGATCATCACGGTACTGCACCAAGAGCAGTTGGATTTACTTCTGTCTCTGGAACTAAATCACTCTCCTTCACCCCATTAACCACTTCAGATGGACTCTGGGGACAAAATGCACAAGACATAAGATTTAGTGCAGTCGGTAACGTAACTTACCAATTAGGTGGCGGTAAGGACTACAGTGGCGGAATTCCTGCTACTGGAGATAATGGCGGAATGACCACTTCACTGGGCAATCTGCAAACCTCATATCAACTCTTCGAAAACAAAGATGAAGTTGCTGTTGATTACCTGATTATGGGTCCTGGTTTGGGTGCAGAGGCAGACTCTCAGGCAAAAGCAAACTATCTGATTTCTCTTGCAGAAGGAAGAAAGGATTGCATGGCTGTCGTTGGTCCTCACAGAGCAAACTTGGTTAATGTAACCAACACAACCACTCAAACTGATAACCTGGTTCAATATTTCTCGGTTCTCAATTCTTCATCTTATGCAGTGTTTGATTCTGGTTATAAGTTCACTTATGATCGTTTCAACAATAAGTTCCGTTATATTCCAACCAACGCAGACGTTGCTGGATTGATGGTTCGCACATCGATCGAAGCATATCCTTGGTTCTCGCCCGCAGGTGAGCAACGCGGTGTTATTAACAACGCA